ACGGCAGGGAACTTCATGTCCTTGCCTGAAGTCATTGACTTATAGTTGACGAGAGGGAGGAACTGATTGTATTCCTCAAATGCAGCGATAACTTCGCCACCAAAGACTGGAAGAAGAAGGTCTGTTGGAGTGGGCGAAGCATTCGCTTGGTTCTGTAGGAACCGTAGCGTGTTGCTAGTTGCCATGTGTTTTTTCCTTTAGTAAAAGTTAGGTAATACGAGAAACGAAACGAACTGTATCCGATTATCTCTGGATTATCCAAACGGGTCCAACGAGGTCTTCAACCATTCAAAAAGTCTCTCTCAAGTTTCCCTGAGAGAAACCGAGAAGAGAAAGAAAACCACTCTGTTAGGACGGGGGGTACTAACAAAGTGGGTAGCGAAACTCCCTGATATCAGAGAGATTTATTTCAAGTGTTGCTCTTTATATCTGCGACTAGAGTCTTACCGACTTCAATACCCTTGTTGAAAGATGCTTCTTTCTCAGCAGCAACTCTAGCATCTTCCTTTGGTCTCTTGAGAAGCAATCCTGTTCCACCTGTGAGTAGGGAAAGAATAATCCCACCCATAGGAAAGGACTCTCCTGCTCCTTGAAGAACACCAAGTCCAGTATTGGTAAGTGATTCAACAAAGAGATATCTGCTCTCAGCATCTTCTACAGCATTCCTGAAGAGTTCTGTGTTTGTAGTCACATAGTGATTCCACTCGTTCCAAGCGTAATCTACATCGGCAAGACTCATCTTGCCTTCGGGAATGTCCTCTGCTACCGCTAGAACGGCAGGAGGAGCATCAACGCTGATCAGTTCTTGAATGTTACAACCCTGTGCTACACACACAAAGATAGCAAACAGAACAGTAAGAGAAAGTACAGACATAAAGACTTTGTTCTTCTTGATGTATTCAATCATTTGATTTCCTTATAATATTCTTGATTCCACAGATGGCAATAGACATAGTGAGTACGCACGAAGCAATCAGTATCATGACATACCGTATCATATTCCATCCCTATTAGTACCTGAAATACGGATTCTTTCCTGTACGAACTGAGTATACTTTGGATCAACACCATATCTCTTATCACGGATTGCCCATGTCATTTCTTTACGATTGGCAAATGGCGTGATTTCAGGAGATGATGGAGCATTTACTTTATTGAACTGTGCTTTTGGTTCATTCATAGTGGGGTTTGGTGATTCCTTATTCATTCTTGCTTGTAGTCCAAGAAGAGTTGTCTGCCAGTTTGAGGTTCTTAGTTGGTCGTTGACCATCGCTCTTTCGGCATCAGTTAGTTTCTCACTTGCCCACTTCATGATTGTCTTCAAGGATTCAGTTCCACCAACCAACTCTGCTGCTTGCTGAGAGGTTTGCTTTGCTCTTGCGTGTACACCCTGAATGTACTCATCAATCATCTGATCAGGAAGATTGTATTTCTTTTTTATTTGTTCTCGGGATTCGGGAGAAATGGTTCCTTGGGTTCGGAGTTCTTCTCCCCACTTGTTCCATTCTTCTTGGGAAGGTTGTTGCGGGGTTTGTGGTGTTTGAGGAACGGAGAGAGGTGGTGCATCTTCCGTACTTTGCTGCGATTCCAACGGTTGAGCAACGGTCTTATTCTTCCTTTCGTTAGCAAGTTCTTGCTGTGTCTTTGTCAGGGTCTTACGAAGTTCCTTGTAGGAATCAATAAACTTCTTGGGATCACCCTTGAACTGTTCAGGGAGTGCTTCGGGATTGGCGTTTGCGTATATCGCAACTGATTCTATTTCTTTCTGTTCAATATCGTTGTTGTTTGGTTCTTCCATAACTTCTTCTCCTAAAATATTTATTGCGGTGTTCCTTGTGCTGAACCTTCAATACTAGCAGCAGCACCTTCTTCTGCTATAGCACCCATGCTATTGATCATTTGTTCTTGTACCATCGCTTGCATGGATGCTTGCGCTGCTTGCTGTTGCTCCGCTTGTAGTTGTTGTGGAGACTTTACAAGTCCTGCGGTATCAAGACCCATGGATGTAGTCATGCGTGTAAGGAATCCGTATTGATCTACGAATCCTTGGAGTGCTGGATTGGACATAGCGAGACTTGCCCATTGGACGAGCAAGGATGATTCTATTTCTCGGTTGAGTGCTTCAAGACCTGTGCGTACCTTGAGCGATAGAATACCATCATCCTGTATTAGTTTGACGATTTCTGTATCAATCAACTTGTCCTTTGCCATAAGAATAACTGTTCTTTTGACAATGGGAATCTGAATGGATTGTGCGATTCCTGAGAATACACCACCAAGAGACTGATCCAACTCCTGTGCCATGGCACGAATCTCTGTAGCAGTAACTCTCTCAGCATCTCTTTGCATTGCCGATTGAAGTAGGAATACCTTACCGAGAGATGCTTGAATGTCTTGACGGATTGCTGCCATAGGACCAAGATCAATCTGACGAAGCAACTGAATGGAGAATACATCGGTCTGTCTAGCAGGAACAAAGTCACCATTCTGTGAATCCAAAAGGTCATCTACTTCTGTGATACCGTTTGGATCAATACCAATACGGTGTTCGGAGTTTGCCATTGCCGCTTCAACAAGTGATTTGGTAAGTGCTTCAAGAGTACGAATATCTCCGATGTGTTCCTCTACAAGAGAACGACCGTAGTCTTCTCCTGCGATTCTACTCCATGACTGTGGGATATAAGGACAGACGGTAAACTCACCTCTATCAACTTCAACTCCACAATATTCTTTTACACACTCCCAAACCTGTCTATCATTCTCCCATTCAATCTTGGTGTAGAATGGTTTGTGGTTTCTTGATGGAGCATTATTCATTCCGTTGATGGATGTAGCAAAAGTATCGTAATCTGTTTCGCTATAAGCACGATGCTCCGATTCACCCATGGCATATTCCCACTCCTCGGGAAGTGCTTCAGGGTCAACCCACTCACGAAGAATAATCTTCTTGATGCGACCATCAGGATATCTCTGTACGACGAAATGATCTACACGGTGGACACGGAACTGATAGTCATCCTGTATCTCAAAGAGAGCATCACCAAGAACGATGAGGTGCTGCATAAGAACAAATAGTTCCTGACGAAGATTCGTATGGGACAACTTGTTCATGATCTTCTTGTCTAGACGAGACAAGGAGGCAAGCATATCGTTGATATCAGCACCTTCAGGAATGAACTTCATGTCAGGTTCAAATGTAAAGAAGGGTTGCTGATTGAGAGGATACATCGCAGACACAATACGGGACGCAAGAGACATTACTCCTCTTGCTGCCATGCTTGAGAATACATCAGGCAAGTCCATGGACTCCGTGAATCCTTCACGGGGAAATAGAGTTGGAACTGTTAGACGAGCACAATCCCTTGCTCTCATCAACTTATTATGTCTTCGTTGATCTAACTTTTGAAACTCTGATTCTATTTCACTTTTCATGCCATGTACCTCTCAATGTCAGGGAAGTACCTTTGCATATAGTTTTGTGCCATACTTCCGTAGTATCCGCCTTCCAACCGAGTACCTCGTAGATATTCACCCCGAGCAATCTGTTCCGTGGTCATGTTTCTAGCATTATCTAATGCTTGACGAGTTGCTTCTCTAACAGTATAGAGATATCCTTGTCCTCTAGCACCAGCATAGTTTCCTGTGGTAAAGTAACGAGTGAATTCATCAGTTAGACCACCTCGCAGTTCATCAAGAAGTCTACCATAATAGTTTGAAAGCATGGCACTTCGTTGAGTTTCTATTCTTTCTTCACGATTATATCCAAGGTTCTCTGCGTCTGCCCAATCATATCCCTGTAGTTCTAAAGCATTTGCTTCTTCAAGCGATCTTGCTTGAAACCTTTCAGGAACTCTGAGTGCTTCGGGTGGAGGAAGAGTCTGTGCGTCAGGGTCTTGATACTCAAAGGAAGTATCTTGTGATCGCATAAGATAAGTCTGTGCCATGGTTTCATACGCACCGACATTCGCAAGGTATTGTCTTTTTTCTTCTTCAAACGCAATACGGCGTTCTTGTTCTACTTCTGCTGCTTTGATCTCTGCTTCTGATGGTGGTTCGGGAACTCCTTTTGCCATTTAGTTTCCTCCTTCCTTTTGCTTGTTGTTTATTGATTCAAGAAACTCAATCATGGATTGCTGACCCGAAATGTAATCTATCGTTCGTATGTCTTTATCAAGAGTATATGTTGGCATTGGGAAGTTCTTTCTCAACGCATCAACAAGTTCCTTGGACACATATGGATAGTCCTTTTTATTCATGTAATCTCCTATCCTATTCTATGGGGATGATATCGTAGTTCTTTATAAAACGCTAATGGAGTTCTTGATTCTGTCTGTATGCCAAGACTTGTCAAGATTTCTGCTATAAGATCAACACAGATGTATCTTGAAGGAGGAGTGATTGCTACACCCATGTCATGAATCATCCATATTGGTTCAGTAATACATCTCCAAAATGGTGAACTCAGTTCCTTACCTACACACTTTTCTTTCCACCCTTCGGATTCACGACCGAGTAAGCATATTCTTTTGTGCGGAGTGTAGTGGTAGTAGACGACTTCTGCTTTATGCCATTTGGATTTACCTGAAGCAGTTGGAAAGAGATACTTATCTTCACAACACAATCCTACATGACAAGAAGAAAAGTTACACATCTTTCCCATCATGTAAGACGCAGCATCTTCACAATCAAACCAATCTACTGTGACAATAATATCATCCACGAAGTATCTCATTTCTCCTATCTAATGTAATACAACCCATTAGAACAAGATAATCCATTCCTGCTATGGTAACGGGATCATTCGCAATAACTTCTTGAGCAACTTGTGCTAGCATAAGAAAGTCAGCAACCTTTGCATCGGTAGTAGCAGCACGAATCGCTGCTCTTTCAGTAGATGTAAAACGATTTAGAAACTCGTATGCTGTCCATTTGGGTGGATTGAAATCCCATCCATTCCACTTCCAACCAACTTCGCAGTCAGATGTCGTATGTGCTTTGACACCATTTGCGGGACGATCATCCTGCTCTACGATAGAAACTACTTTGTCCTCTTCATCCAGTATTGCCCATCTCATCGTGTTGATCCTTCCATAGCAACTTCAAAGTAATCAGTATAAAGTGATCTTGAAGCAGACGAACCCGATGCTGATTTGATAATACCAAACCCTGCGGAGAGTCGTCTTGTACTACCCGTGGGAATAGATGCTGTCTCTGTGTGAACAAGGGTTCCGTTGATGTAGTATTTGACCGAAGTTCCAGCAGCATTCACTTCTATTCTAAACTTATACCACGATCCCGCAACAACAGCAACTCCAGTATCTACGGGAGCAGGACCAATACTATTACTCTGTGTAACGATTGACCAGTTTCCGCCGTTAGTTAGATGCTGATAAAAGAAATACGCTCCATCTACTCCTGCTCCTGAGTTGCTATCAAGAAATCCTGATCTTACCGTGAAAGGAATAGTTCCGTTTGATAGAATAGGAATACTATGTACAGCAGTATAAGAGATTGCTCTTGTACCAAACTCTATGGCATCACTTGCTGCTAATCCTACGAATGCTCTTCCCGTAGCACTTGTTCCTGTGCCTGAGTTAGCAATACAAAGTGACTCTGTGGTTCCAATAAAGGTAGTAGTAAA